TTACCTTTGCACCGTTTTCTAATGTTTTAAAATCAGGAACAAATCTTCTTAATGCTAGAAAAAATTCACCGTTTCCTTGTACATCTAAATCAAAATCAAATGATTTAATAAATGATGTCACCGTTGTTGTTGTACCGTCAGGATTTACTTGATCGGTTCCAACTTCGTGTGAAAAGAAAACTGTTTGACCTAACGTATTTACACCACCGATACTAGGAAATGTTCCAGATGCTGTACTATCAAATTTAGTTGCGTATGGATTCGGGTAGACAACAGCATCAATCCAAGACGTTCTTGCTTCTGTTCCTGTATACCAAACTTGTTCTCCATAATTGTAAATTACATAAGAATCATTGTAATCTGATCCTGAAGACGGATAGTACCAAACAATTTCTGTATATAAGTTATTTAATCCAGCATAAACTTGCTGACCTTTTGTAGTATCAAAATTATCAAATACAAAATCTTCTACACTGCATGGTAATGATTTAACTGTACCATCATAAAGAAAGAAACCGTTAGGTGATAACCAATAAGCAATACCATCTTGTTCAACGACCGCATTCTTACCGATCAAACCACAGTTTGTACCTACCGCTTCAAAACCAAATGTAAAAGGCGCACCAATAAACTTCATGGTATAAAGTGCGTTATCAGTCCAAACAAGGATTGTTTCTTTTGCTTTAATCGCACCTATAATTTTAGTTCCATCTTGTAATCTAAAATCACCTGCAGCATTAATTGCAGTTGCGGTATAATCATTAATATCTTCTTGGTCCGAGAATCTTATAAACATATCATCTTGAGTAGACGTATCTCCAATTGTTGTTTCTGTTCCAAGATGCACTAAGTGTCTTGTTGTTGGTGAAACTAAAGTTAGTCTTGATGCTGTCGGGTTTGCTGATGTAGAAAAACCAGATGTTGCTGTAGACGCTCTTGTTGAGGTAGCTGATGTTGCACCTGCATTCCATGTAAATGTTTTACCATTTGCAATCGTTGCAATAAGTACTTCACCAAAATTATCTAATGACCACAGTCCTGGTTCAAGGGTTACATCCGAAGCAGAAGCAGCTTCGTTCCAACCTTCACGACTCCATGTTCCTGCGCCCCAACCATAACCATAAGTTTGTTCTGCAGGACCTACAGTTTCATAAGGTGTTAAGGTTGCACCTCCACCATTTGTTGTAGACGTTGCATTACTTGCCATGGTTATTGTAAATGTAGTTGCACTTGGAACAGTTTGAACTACAAAATTTAAATCATCAAAATCAGCTGTTGTAAAACCTGTGCTAGCAGGTAACGTTGTAGAACTAAATTGTACAATATCACCTACAGCTAAACCATGTGATGTTGAAGTTGTTGCAGTCACTGTTGGTTCTGTATCTGTAAAAGCTAAATCATTAATTGTTAAATTTGATTTAACAGGAGTGATATCAAATAACTGACCTTCAAAATATAAAAGTAAAAACTTATCTGTACCAATCGCAACATATCGGTTACCATCTAAATCAACAAAGGCATGAAGTTTTCTTGATACACCAACAATAGAATCTGTAACTAAAGAAGTCCAACCGCCAACTTTTTCTGGGAGGCCATATCTGAATCTGACATTATCAGAATCCACCCAACGCTGTTCTGCACCGACTGCAGTATTTTGTTTGTCGATCCCTGGTTTAAATCCGTATTGAACGAGAGGCATGGAACCTCCTATATATTATCTTTATAGATCCAACCTCTTGTTGCATTGACGTACACCAATGTAAAAGCTGAACTATTTGTAGATACTGTTAAATCAGAAGCTGATCCTAAAATATTAGATCCGTTTCTTCCAACAGTTAGATTGTTTGATGCAAGGTTGTTACCGCTATCAATGAAATGAACTTCGTTACCTACTGATGGTGATGCAGGAAGTGTAATCGTAACTGGAGCGTTTGCTCCTGCTCCTGAAGTATCCACTAATACTTGGTCTCCTGCGACTGCTGTATAAGCTGCATCTGGGGTATGATAACCTTTTGTTTGTAAACCTAAATTAACATTTGTACCATCTGAATAAACTAAAGAAGTTGAACCCACTGGTAATGCAATACCTGTACCTGATACGGTTTTAATCGTTAAGGTAAACCATGCTGAAGTTGTTCCTCTTGTTGTTGCATCTTCTACAACAAAAACTCTTTCTGCTGTGTCTGGCATTGTTACCGTTCTGTTTGCTGCTAATGTTCCTGTAAGTTTGAAGTATAAATTTTTACCGTTTGATGTAGCACCGTTTGCTAATGATAAAGCAACGTCAGCAGATGCAACATCTACAGAAATGTAACCAGATGAAGCTTGTTCTAAAATCTGTAAATTTGTATTTGTTTGTGTACCCCATGTCCCCGATCTTTCACCGGTTGCCATAAGTTCTATTTTTAAATTCGTCGAATTTGTAGCCATATTTCTCCTACGGATTATCTGGATCGATTGGAATCCAAACACCAGTTGCTCCTGGAATTATCGAGTTCCATGATATCACATCTATGGTGTTATTTGCAAGGTTTAATTGGCTACCTGTTACAGGTACATTAATAACAATATTAAATGTGACATTACCAATACTAACATTTAATTGACTACCATTTAGCGCAACAATAGCTTTTTGTGATAATTCACTAGCAAAAGGTGCTGCTGAAAATGACTGTGCTCCAAAAAACATTATGATCCCCTACCTGTTGAAATAGGAGTCCATACTTGACTTGCGCCAGGCACCACTCCATCCCATTGTCTAATATTAATACCAGTCGGTACTCCAATTTCAAGGCCTGATCCTGCTGGAAGAACATTGGCACTTGCAAGAATGGTTACCGTTCCAGTCGACAAGTTCTGTCTATTTGTGGTTACAACAACGGTTGCATTCGCTTTTGTGGTAACATCACCGATAGTTAAATCTACACGGCTTCCTGTTACAGATATATTTGCCTTACCAATAATCGTAACTTCATTTGAATCTACCGTGATCCGTGTTCCATTTGGCAAGACAGTTGCTTTACCAATAATGGTTGGATCTCCAGAATCTGCATTGACTTGTGAACCTGTAACTGAGTAAATAAATTTAAAGGTCGGATCTCCTGTTGCAATATCAACTTTAGATCCAAGAAGTGAAGTTACTGCATTTCCAATTAAAGTTGGTGTTCCTGTATCAAGATTTGCTTGTGATCCTGTGACATTATATTTAAATGCAAAAGTCGGATCTCCCGTATCAAGGTTTGTTTGTGATCCTGTTGAAAGAACATTGGCATCTGCTGTGATTGCAACTGTTCCGCTACCTAATGCAGTTACAACACCTGTAACATCAACACGTTGATTGACACGAAGAACAACATTACCGATTGTAAAGTTTGCCTGACTACCTGTTGCCGCGACATTAGCATTTCCGATAAATGAAACGGTTCCTGTATTGGTATTAACTCTAGATCCGTTGACATTAACATATGCGTAAGGAACTGGACCTTGAGAAGACCAAGGTGCTTCGGAGAACGATACCGCACCGAAGAACATGATTACGCTCCAGGTTTAGTTGGCCAAGTAATAGCGTCTATTTGTTCTACTGTGGTAATTCCGTTAGTAATATCTCTAAGTGCTTGTCTGTATGTTGTCATTTCAGCAGATAAAGTCTGGTCAGATAATGCAAGGTAATCTGTACCTGCAAGTAATCTATCTCTTTTAGATCTTAGTTCAATCATAGCTCTATCAAAAGCACCAGCGTTCCATGCTGTTTCTTCAGCGGCTCTTGCTGCTATTTCTGCTTCTGTAAGCTCTACTTGCTGTCCATTTACTATTTTATGTGGCATAATCGCTCCTTTATATCCTAATTAATCCCAAACATCAATATCTTACCATCATCTATGTTTCCGCTAGACATTTGAAATTTTATATTGGTTAGTGCTGATGTAGTGTTAAAATATCCAGCACTAAATACAGTTCCACAAACATCATTAGCATGAACAGAATTATTATGTCCGATATAATGCTTTACAAATGTTGTGCTAGATGGATTAAATAACTGCAACATTCCACTTTGACATTGGTCATTATCACCACCAACATCTCCGTCAGTTAAAGATTGAAAAGATGTTCCTTGTGCTTGGTCTTTACCTGTGTTGTAAGAAAGATATTGGTCAGCATCATTTTCATTATGACCTGCTCTAAAATGAGTAGAAGTTATAGTTGTATTATAATTTGAACCATTATCAGTAGAACATTGAAACTGAAATAAAGGATTACCAGTTGTAGCACTTGGATGCATATTCACAAAGAAAAACTTGTACTCCTTATATGAACTTAAATCAAACTCTATACTAGCTGATGAAGAAGCTGTGGCACTAGATACTAATACCATATCACCTAGAGGTGCATTAGGTAATAAAGTGACATTATCTAGTGTTGCATTTGCAAAGTTATCTGCAGGAATGGTTCCTGTAAAAGCATTTGCATTTTGTATCCTAGTTATACTCATGCTGAAATCCCATACATTTTAATTTTGCCAGAATCCAGATTGCCTGATGACATTTTAAATCTAAATCTTGTTAAAGCTGAAGTCGTATTAAAATATCCTGCCGTAAAATGTTCTCTTGAATAATTATCATGTCTATAAACATTTGTATTTGCTATGAAATGTTTAACATAAGTAGTAGATGATGGTTGAAAAACTTGTAATGTTCCTGCTGCACATTCATCATTATCATTACCTATCAATTGTCCAATAGGTTGAAATGCTGTTCCTTGTGCTTGATCGTTTGCAATTGCATAACCTAGTTCTGTTGTTGTACCTGTTTCATTATGCTGTGAAATAAAATCAGTTGAAGTAATTGTTTGATTATAATTGGTATTTGTTCCTGTATCAGATTGAAAAGTAAATTTTACATTATTAGTTTCTGGATGTATATTGATAAACTCAAACTGATAAATGTCGTATGTACTATCAATCCCACTTGTAAACTCTATTGAACTAGAACTAGATGCTGTGGCAGTAGATAATAAAACAGGTTTGCCAGTAGGAACAGCACTAGGTAAAGCAGTGATGTTATCAAATGTAGAGTTTGCAATATTCGTTGCAGGAATGGTTCCTGACAATGAATTAACCCCTGATAATCTTGTAATACTTTGTGCCATTAACTAACTCCATACATTTTGATTATGCCGTCATCAATGTTGCCTGAACTCATCTTGAACTGAACTCTTGTCAAAGCTGTGGTTGTATTTATATAACCAGCACAATATTCATCTCTTATAAAATCAGAATCTTTATAAACTGCAAATCTTGAAATAAAGTGTTTTACGAATGTATCTGAGCTAGGTTTAAAAATTTGAAGCATTCCAGATGTTGATTGGTCATTATCATTTCCTAAATCATTAGCAATTTTTTGAAAGCCTGTTCCTTGTGCTTGATCTTCTCCTGCTATGTAAGCTAAAGATGTATTTGTATCAGATTCATTATGAAATGCTCTAAAAGTTGTTGTAGTCATAGTTTGATTATAATTAGTATTAGTTCCTGTATCTGCTTGAAAAGAAAAATCAGCACTATCTGTTGCTGGGTGAATATCTATAAACTTAAACA